TCCAAGGCAGCGATAACGGCCTTGACACGGCACCGAGGGCTTAATTCGGCTAAACGGATATAGAATAAATCGTACATGGCAACTCCCTTCGATTGAACCCTAACTCGACTTCCACCCTACAACTAGCAATCAACAGACCAAACCTGATAAATCATGGTAAAATATGTAAATACATGTATTGCAATAAGTTAAAGGACCAAACAGGATAACCCCCCAAACCCAAACAAGTTAGGTCGATGCACCTTGCATGAGATATTGTGCCAATACAGGGGATTTTAAGCTATTGTATACAGTATTCAATTCTAATATAGTAGAAAGAATACGGGAATCGAGGGTTATTGAGGGAGTAAGTCCCTGCAAACAAACAAGTTACAGAGTTGGGTTATTTTACCCACACTAAATGTATGTGATATCTTTATATGATGTATAGGCATAAGTGTAACGAAACTGTCACGAAACCTTTACGGTTTTTATAGGGGAACCTTTACGGCCAGCTTGGATCGACCACCGGCCGGGCTCTCGATACCATCCATTACGGGGCGGTTTTGTCCGGCTCTCCTGATGATCGGATGATCGGATGATAATTGGCGGAGCCGCATTGATTCTATATCTTATTCTATTTCAATGGCTTGTCCTTGTCTTAATCCCCCCCCCTATATTATTTTGTTATGGTCACCCCCAGGGGTCTTCTTCTTGTCAAAGGGATATAGTAACTACCACCGCAGGAGAAATTTCCCATAAAATGGGTTAATTCTGGGTATTTGATGAATTATAGGGTATAATCCCGATATATCCGGCATATTTTATAGAGATGGTCGGATATAAAGTGAGTTGTTGTAGTGAATGTTTGTGTGTGTTATGTTGTATTTGAAAGGGAGGTATTGATATGGGTAGAAAGCGTCGTAATCATCGGTTGAATCGGTCGCCGTTATTGAAGGGTAACTGGAAATTTACGCGAGATGATCGTGAGTTAATATTTCAGACATATTATACGATAGGGACTTATACTGGTACTGGGCGCAAGTTGGGGATACCTGCTTCTTCGGTGATGCGATTGGTCAAGGAGTCAGATGGTGATCCTTTATTGCAGCGAGTACGGGCTAGGGTATTGGAGGGGATGTCAGGTAGGGCGTCTCATGCGGTTGAGCGGGTGTTTAATAGTATCACAGATGATGAGTTGAAGACAGAGAATGTGCGTATATTGGACAAGAATGGTGATATTAAGCGAGTTGTGCCTATTGGTCCTGGGTTGAGGGACAAGGCTTATGCGGTGAAGGTATTATCGGAGCAGTCAGCTAATTTAATGGTAGAGGGTCAGCGGCTTCGTGGGCAGTCTTCTGGTTCTGGGGATTTGTTATTGCCTGACACGTTAGAGGCTGCTCGGGCGATGTTGTTGTCTAAGATGACGAAGTTAAAGATATATGACATGGAGTTTTCAGATGGTAGTGTAGGTCAGCGGGTGAAGGATGTAGCGTTGGAGAGTGGAATAACTGAGGATATGGTTCGTGATGCTGATGAGGTAGAGGCGGATTATGATGAGTTGGCTCCTTTTGATTAGTTTGTGGGGTGTGTTTTGGTATCACGGGTGGACAAGGCGCAGTTAGAGCGGGCGCATGAGGCGTTGATAGCGCTTCAGCGGTATGAGAATACTGTTAAGAGTCAGAAGATCACGATGTATAAGCCTTTGCCTAAGGGGCAGCAGGGGGCGTTTTTTGAGAATCAGACGGACAGGTTTAGGTTGGTGTTGGGTGGTAACCGATCTGGCAAGACTACGTTGGGTTATATGGAGGCGAATGCTCATTCTTTGGGTTATCGGCCTTGGCTTCCTTCGGGGCATCCTCTCCGGGTGGTCCGATTGACCAACGGCCAGCCGATTCCGGTGCCTAATATCGGTCGTATCCTGGCTCAGAACTACGAACAGGCGATTCAGCAGACAATTATCAAGAAATTCGACGAATGGGCTCCAAAACGCCTGGTAAAGAAGATTCGGTACAATAGCCGACAAATTCCAACGGCTATTGAGTGGACAAACGGGTCGATTATGTATCTTTTGTCTAATGATCAGGATGATATGGCGTTTGAGGGGCCTAGTGGGCACTGGTTTTGGTTTGATGAGCCGTGTGATTATCGCAAATACACGGGTTTGAGTCGTGGTTTGGTGGATTATGCCGGTCATGCCTGGGGAACGATGACGCCGTTGAGTCAGCCGTGGATAAATGAGATTCTTGCTTCTAGGGCTGGAGATCCTGGCTCTGGGATTTCCCTTTACAAGTTGTCAATTTGGGATAATTGTGATGAGTGTGGGGGTTATTTAACGAGGACCGCCATTGAGGCTTTTCTATCGGATCTGCGGGAGGACGAGCTGGAGGCCCGACTTCACGGCAACTTCCTCCATCTTGCCGGGTTGGTATATAAGGAGTGGGAGCCACGGCCCCCCTTCTGGGTTCAGCCGCGCGAGATCCCCGACTCATGGCCCCGCGTTTGCGTGGTTGACCCCCACACTCGAAAACCCCTGGCTATGCTCTGGGCGGCCTGCTCTCCATCGGATACCTGGTATATATACCGGACCATCGAAGACCCCTCTATCAAGATCATCAAAGACGCCGCCGAAAGGATCATGTACGTCGAGGGCTGGGAATCGCACGATCAGCCTGGGCCAGAAGCCGAACCCGTTGTCTTGAGGATCATCGACTGGTCATCCCAAGAGGTCGATAGGACTTCAGGGGATTCTATCAGGGACAGATTTACTCAAATCAACCGGAATCTGGTCCATGTATTGGCCAAAAAACACGATGCACAATTCGGATATGACGCTATTCATGAGGCGCTTCAGATGAAACGCGAATGGGATCAGCCCGGACTGATCGTATTCAACGGATGCACGGGCCTTAAGGATAACTTCATGAACTTCTGCTTTGATGAATGGGGGACAAACAGGCAGAGAGACAAGATGGGAGAGAAACAAACATATCGAAAATATAACGATGATTTCATCGACTGCGTTAGGTATATCTTTCAGCATAAGCTGAATTACGCTATGCTTAAGAGGATGATGAACGCCAGAGAGGAAAAAATGGAGTACGGATTAGATATGGACATGTCACATAATGGGAGTATCTTCACCCGGAACGGGACGAGAACAGGAATAGGAGGCGCCTAATATGGCCGATATCCTGAGTAGAACCATACGAGCGACAGTGACACTCGAAGAATCACCAGGGTTTGATCTCGAACAAGAATACTACAAGCAAGCCGTAACATTCACCAAAGAACACCACGCAAGGATTGTCCTGGATACAGCTATGGCCGCACCGCAGTCTATCAATATGTCGGGGATTACCACTGGGAAATCACTCATGCTGTCCACCGATAGGGAAGTCCTGGTCGGAATCAATGACACAAGTAACCTTATTACCGTCTCTGAATCAGGGATGATCGCCCTTGTCGGCTCATTCACCGATGTCTATGTGCAAAATGAATCGGCAAACTACAAGGCAACTATTGAGGTTGTCCTGACCGATTAAGGAGAACGCGATGCTTACCTTCTATTTGGACGATGAATTTAAAGAAAAACGCGGGCTGGCACTCGTCGAACTTATACAGCACGATATCCTCGATAGCTGGCCACGGTACAAGAAAATAGCCGAACATCGCGCACTGTACGATGGAACCGCTGTCGCCGATATGCCCATCCCGTGGCCTGGAGCCAGTAGGATCAATATCCCGCTCATCATGGAGAAATCCCAGACCCTTGATCCAATGCTCATGTCCGCCTTCTGGGGAATCGAACCTATTATCAATGTCCAGAGATCACCTAGCGAATACTTCCAGGAACAAACAGACGACGTTGAACAGTTTATCAATTTCGTTGTGAACAAGGATATCCCCGCGTTCTATGAAACCACTGAAATGTGGTTCCACAATATGGGCCTAGATGGTGCGTCTTACCTAAAGCCATTCTGGAATAAACAATATCGCCGCATATCTGAGATTCAGACCATGAAGTTTGTCTATGAAGAAGGAGAGGCCGACGCCCTGGGTAGTCCCGTCGAGGACGCTAGAGAAAAGACCGGCATGGAGATCCTGGTGGATATATTCGGTCCGCCTACGGCAAATCACGGCATTGTTGATGCCTTCCTCGCGCTAGACCCACAGTATTCGGAAATTGACGGAGAAGATGGCAGCACAGAAGACGATAAATTCCGCATGGAAAGGGAGAGCCTTACCGGGGATCTCGTCGTTGGGCAACAATGGGCTGTTGACTTTATTGAAAACAGGGAACGGAATTACGCTCAAGTAGAGTTTCTCCAGGGCGATCATATTGATGAAGTGAAGGCCAGGATCAGCAGAAGGATCATAGACCAAGATTGCGCTAATGTTGATCTGATCGAATATGAAGACCTGATCCTGCCGTACAGGAGCAAAAATATCGCAACCGCAGATAGAGTCACACAGAAATTCTGGCTTACTGTTGACGAGATCGAAGAAAGATGGCAAAAGGGCGAGTTCGATATCACTGAAACCGATATGAGAACCATTAGAGGAAAGGCCACGCGGTTCAATGTGGCCGACCATACCGATCCAGGACTCCAACGGCAGAAAGACGGTCTTACCGGGGAAAACTCAACCTTCGGAAATGATAAAATAATCGAAATGCCAAAAGGATTCCTGCCGTACAATAGAAACAAGGTTATGTGCTTCGAGGTCTACATGAAAGACGATGTAGGAAGCGGCGAAAGACAAGAAGTCATCTACACCATTATCTACCCTCTGAGGAAAATTGTTAAAGCTAATTTCCTCGATGAACTCTTTGCCCACGGTCGCAGACCGTTTATCCAGGCAAGCTATATTCCTGTGTCTAACAGAAATTATGCTATGGGCCTCGGCGATCAACTCGCAGCGCTGAACATGGAGGTCAATGCGATCATCAACCTGGTAAACAACAACCAGGAATTGCTGATCAACCCATGGTTCATGTACGAACCAGGAACATTTATCGCATCACCAAAAGCAGCAGGGCAAATCCGGCCAGGAGAAGGCGTCGAGGTCGTGAGCACAAAAGGCATTCTGTTCCCGAACTTCCAGACTTCACCACTTTCCGATATGCAAATGATGTCCAGCTTGTTGATGTTCGCCGATAGAATGACCTTCAGCCCACTCTCGTCCGGCTCAACACAAATGAAAAACGCTCCGCGTACAGCCAGGGGAACACTAGCGGTCATCGGTGAAGGGCATGTCAAGACCGATATGCTTATCAAACGCCTACAGAAAACCGCGTGGATGGACCTGATTGAACAAATCTTCGGACTATATAAAGAAAACTGTCCCGATGAAAAATGGTACTGGATCA